GACCAATGACAACACTGGATCAGGCATTAGCTTGCTGTGAGTATTATGAGGGTGCATTCTCATGGGTACTGGGGAACGTCCGGAGAGTTAATCAATTTCACGTAAAGGGTGCTTTGGGGCTTTTTAACGTGGATTGGGAAGAGGGGGATCTTATGGCAGATCTCCTTCCCCCACAATTATCATTATTCAAATAGGGAATACTATGCAAACACCATTCAGAATCAAAAGAGCATTAGATGATCCATTCAGCTTGCACAAAAAAGAATCAAAAGGGAAGCCGGGCAAAATGCCAGATAACGGGTTCAGGGATATCCACCAGATCCTTCAAGAGCTCAGGAAGGCTGTAGGATCCAATATCACAATAGCAGCTATACTGGAAGATAACGGGCTGCTGCTATCCTTCAGCTTCCACAAGATCCCCAAGTATAAAGAGCTCCCAATGTTTCATGCAGCTATGGAACCTGAAGATTGGTACGAACCTACATCCAGCACTATTACAGTGGTGTCAGATGGAATAAAGGAATATTTGAAAAAGGCTCCGGAGCATATCAGAGAAGCCCGGATCCAGAAACGCAAAAAATAATATATCTGGGAACTCATAAATGATCAGTTTAAGTTCGCGGCAGGCAGGAGTTCCGAAGGGCGGTAAACCACGTTCCCCGGAACTTTTTTCTATTTTAGGAGATTTACATGGCTAAACCAGACGATCTAAACCCCTCTAAAAACGATAGCTGGCAAGACAATCAGGCTCTTGAAGAGAGGCAGATGGCTGAAAAGTATCTTGCTAAGTCCGGGGGCTCTTCGCTTCAGGATCTGGCTGAACAGGTTTCCCGGGATATCAGCCCAATCATGAAGGCTATTCTGGATCAAAACGGACTTGCAGACGATGGAACTCCATTAGCTGAGATCCTCACCAATGATCCGAAGGCTATGAAGTCATTTGAAAAAATGATGAAGGGCAAGAGTGTTGAATCTCTGATGAAAACCCATATAGATAGCCTCACTGATATGGTTACGACAATGCAGATCGATCCTGATATCACCCGGGACAGTATCGATAACTATGATTTCATCCATGAACGGGTGAAGCCTGTGGTGCTCAGGAGAGCAGGAAACAGCATCCCAGCCCGGATGATCAAACAGTATAGATTCCACCAGCTAACAGAATTCGCAAAAAACAGTGATGGAAAACGTCCCGGCTTCAAGCTGGTGTTCTCAGATTCAGACTACAAACCCACCAAAGCAGAGCAGAAAACTCTCCGGAAGTTCGAAGAGGTCTTTGCCAATAAATTCTTTTTCGTTCCAAATGAGAACAAACCCAATCTGGGTAAATGGCTCAGTTACGCCTTCAGTGATTTCTTTGATATGGATAAGATCGCTATTGAGGTAGTGAGAACAACTGCTTCCACAAATAAGAAAGCAAACTACAAAGGGGAACCGCTGGGCTTAATGCTCGTAGATGCTGGATCCATCATGCACGTAGTTCCCAAGCAAAAGGGAGCCCAGTTAGATCAGTGGCGATGGGATAGGCATGATTTCGAAGGCAAGCTGGAAGAGGCTGGAATAGAATTCGAATATGTGGACGATTACAGATATCTCCAAGTAGATCGCAATGGTGTCAGGCAGATGGCTTATACGGAAGCCAATATGATTCTATCTCATGCATTTGGATCCTCAGATATGAATGAGCAGTTTCAAGGGTTCAGTATTATTGAGCAAAGCCTGCAGATAATCCGATATATCATTGACTCAATTATTTATAACTACACTCGCAGATCCAGCGGTACAATGCCGAAGGGTATGATCAATGTAGTGGGTGCTACTGAGGACGGTTTTTCCCGGCAGGAAATGGAAACATTCAGGAAGATCATCTGGGGTATAGCATCCGGGCGTAAAGACAAATGGAAGTACCCGGTTCTGGGAACTCCCAAAGGCGTGAAAACTGAGTTCATAAAGTTCCACGAATCATCCCGTGAAATGGAGGATTTTACGTGGTTATCTACTCTCTTCAGTGTGATGTGCTCATTAGCTGGTATGGATCCAGAGAACATAGCAATGGCATCCCAGAAAAATGTAATAGGCAAATCATCCATGTTCGGAAGATCTGAGGAAGAGGGAGCTAATTACAGATCTCAGGATGAAGGGTTACGCTTTTATCTCACCTATACTGCAGGCATTATCAATGGATCTGGCATCATCGAACAGCTTACCGGGCTGGAAGGTGTTGTGTGGGAGTTCGTAGGTCTGGATGTAGAAGATGAAACTAAAAAACGTGCTCTGGAAAAATCTGCTCTGGAAACCTCTGCATCTATCAATGATCTGCTGACTGCTCAGGACAAGGAAACGAAGGAACTGATATTCGGTGGAGAGAACATATTTGATATCCCGGGAATAGGGAATACCACTGTTATTCAGTTAATCCTTCAAGCACTGCAGGCGAAAGCTCAGAAAGAAATGGGTGATCAGTTCGGTTTCTTTGGTGGTGAAGATGGCGGGGCAGAACCCCCACCTTTTGAACCCCAGATGCCTAATGCAGCGGAGCCAGATGAAGCAGGGAAGCCAGAGATCCCCGGGGCTCCAAAACCAGCAGCTAAACCCAAAAAAGAAGTAGAGGCTCCAGATAGATCCAAAGCCTCTGATGCTGCCCCCATTAAGAAGAGCATCCCCCATGTGATGATAAGGGTAGTTCATGACTAAGCACAAAGCTCTGGATTTTGGTATTGATCAGGAACTGATGAAGAGCTCCCCCGGGCAGCGTATTTCTGCTGTGAAGGATCTGGCTCATGTGCTGGATGTAGGTAATCTGATAGAGATCTCCCAGATGCATAAAGCATCTAAATCAGAATCTATCGATGAACCCCATGAGAACCCTGTGATCTGGGAACTGGAAAAGCAGTTTTTTGCTCTCTGGGATCCCAAAACGATCATAAAGGAAATCCTCACAGGGATTGGAATTGGATCCAAATACTTCAAATCACTCCATTTCGATTTACTCAAAGCTAAGAAGTACCAGCTATATAAGGCTGATGGACAGCCCCTGAACGATGCTGAAGTAGAGCGGTTAGAGAAGATCATCCAGAAAGCATTGAAGGTGGATATGGCTACTGTCAGGAAGCTGATAGTGCGATCTGCTGCAGCAGGGAAGCTGGCTGAAGGAACTCTGATGGGTACTGGACTGCCTATCAATCTCTCCAAACTCCCCAAGACTCTGAAGGATGCGATTAAAACGCTGAAGCTCACCCAGAGAGAAGTGAGATCTATCCAGTGGGCTTTTGAACACGCTGCTACAAATATCACAGCGGTAACTGAGAGAGCCCGGCTAAAAATCAAGAGAACAGTTCTGGAAGGGATCCAAACACGGACTTCCCCAAAGGTACTTGCAAATAAATTGTACAATGAAGTAGCTTTGGATCCCAGATCTGTAATGAACCGGGATTGGGAGCGGGTAGCCATAACAGAAATGAACAGATCTTCAAATGATGCTTTTCTCTCTGCTATGGATGAAGGGGAATATGTGCTGGGGAATTCCCATGACGATGCCTGTCCCCACTGCAAAAGATTGATTGATCTGAAGATCTATAAAGTCACTCATGATCCACCATCGTTCTATGGGGATCTTGATCCCAAGAGCAAGGAATACAAGGATCTGGCAGAACGCTGGGAAAATGAGGTATGGATAGGTAAAACGAACGTAGGACGATCTACCAGCCCCCGGAAGCAGACTGAAGGCGGATTAGTGGATAGGGAGCACAGTGAGCTCAGTATGCCCGTGCTGCCCCTACATCCTCACTGCAGATGCAGATGGAGCAGATGGATCCCAGATCTATACTATTTGAAAGCTGGCAGGGTAGCATACGCTACTGATGCAGAAACAAAATTGGAGCAGGCGGATTGGCTGAAACGCAATCCCCTGTATAACATAGGGAAAGCAGCATAGGGAGTAACATGAAGGAAGCCACAATAATCAATGAGTTTAAGCAGACTCATGGGCGTATCGATGAACTTGCTGATGGGATGAATATTATGACAGATCATGTATCCGGGCTTTTGCTCAGATGCCGGGCACATGATAACCTGATAAACCGTAGCTGGATCCTCTCCAGATTCATATCCCATAGGCGGGTAGTGAAGGAAATGGTAAGGATCAATGAGGATGAGATTTACATCCGGAAGGAAGAGGCTCGGATCAAAGCCCGGAATGCCCGTGAAGCTGATTTGGCACGTAAGCAGCAGGAAATGGCAGATGCCAAAGAAGAGGAAATCGATAACCGGGAAAAGAAATTGAACCGCCAGATCCGGAAGGGGAAAAAATAATGAAAGCCAAATCACAATTTTATAAAGAATACACTCAAATATGGCTCCCAGATCCACTGAGATCTCCACTAACCCTGAAGATCTTTTGGTATCGCAGAATCTGGAATGCTACACTGGGTAGATTGATTAGTGCAATCGCAGCAAAATTCAAAAAAGATGAAGAGCCTGAAGAGGTCATATCTTTAGCTTCGCAGAGTGAAGTGGAAGCCCCCCCAAAGTTAGAAGTGGTGGTAAATACTGATGGATAAAGACAGCATAATTATAACTGATGAGCATCTAAGCTCTCTGGGAATTACACCAGAGGGCATTTTGCTTTTGAAGGTTCCTATCGATACTTCAAACGCTGCCCTTAGAATGGCAATGGAAGAGGTCAAAAAGGTAGTATTCGGATCCGTGGGTTATTACCCCGGATTACTTATTATCCCAGCGGATGTAGAACTCACATCGATGCGGATAGATCAGTTAGAAAATATGCGGAATGAGATCGATGGGATCCTTCAGTGGAAACTTTCAGCAGAACACGGGGTAGGGGACAA